CATCAGGATGCTGACGATAGGAATCAGCGGTGACAAACTTTACCCCAAGGAAATCCTTGAGGACATGATAGAAACATGGCGTAAAGATCTCACCACGCGCTTCGCCAAACTCAGACGTACCAAATACTGGGACGAGCACGTGGACGGTGGGATATGGTTCTTCGAGACAACTGTCCATCCCCACATTACCGAAAGACACCATCGGTATTACCTGGGCGCCGACGCCGATGAACTCGTCAAGCACCAGGTCAATCCACATATCCATGTGGTCCTCCTTGGCTCATACCTAGACCAACAAAAATTAGCGGAGGAATTAGAAAAACAGGGACTAGGACTCCCTTGGATAACAGCCAGAGACGGAGCATCAGAGAACATACACTCCGCTCTCGACTACTGCATGGCATACTTGAACAAGACGCCCAATTACCAGGGACGCCAAAGAGATACCTTTGGATGCATGCGTAAACCGGTTCGAGATTGACCCCCCGCCCAGGTCGAGGGCTCCGTCCATCTCTCATCACGTGGAGGAGCGCTGGGGTAGTTGAACCGGGTGCTCCAAGCCCGTGACAATCAATCAAACACTAGGACCGGGGGTAGGATTACCCCACTCAGTCTTTCCATAGACCCACTTGCCCACCGAATATAGATCGTAAGCAAGTAGAGCCCATCCCACGTATGGGATGAAGCGTGCGCCTACCTTCATAGCGCCCATGCGCAAACCACCGCGCAACGCAAACGACCTATGCTTAGGAAAATAGTTCCAATAAGTCATAGTTCTGAACTTAGCAGCAAGATTACCATACTTCGCTCTCATAGCTGCACTATATCCAATATCCTTCACCGCCCAAGACATCCGGGCTCCCTGCTGATACAATGTCCAATAAGGACTTACAGACAGACCAACCCAAAGAGGCGATGTTGAAAGTGCAATAACACCCTTCAACGCCATCACGTCAAGGGGGTCCGCACTCTCGTGCGCGATCCAATCAATCGCCTTGAACTCCTGCTCGAGAACCCAAATAGCAGCACGTATCATCAAGCCCGCTTCCACTTGCGGCCTTTCTTGTTTCCATTCGGGTAAGACCAGTGCCCCTTCTGTTTCTTACCACTCGGCAATTTCCTCGAGTGAACCTTACCCTTCTTCCAAACTATCCTTCTCGCCATCAACACACACCACCAATTACTCCAAGCCCCTGGCTGATCGCTCCCGCTTGCCAGAGGATGAACAATACAGCTGCAGACAATAACTGATTGTCCTTAATGAGCGCAAGTATCTGCGCACCCTTAGCCAGAGGAATGACCTTCTCAATACTCTCAGGAACAACACTCATGAGAAGGACCCCATAGTCATCGCTGCCACACCCTTGTAAGTTCCACGGGTCATGTGAATGCGCAGCGTGAAAGCCCCACCTGTGGTCTTAACGGCCAAAAGGCCTAGGGGAATCAATCCCCCACTCATCGACACTGATCGGCCAGTAGTGCCTGCAACCGATCTATCGAGGAGAACACCGCGTTCAGCGGATTCTCCATTACCGACATAAGTCGGAGGCTGAGCAATATCAGTCTGGTTAGCATACGGTGGAATATCATTTTCCGTATCTACCAGTGTAATCACATCTGAAGTCATCGCTGCAGATGCTTCACCTGTTCGAGTTATCCAGGACAAGTGTGCCTGGTCACTAATCAAAGGATCAGGTGCAAGAGTGGCTCTCCTAGTCTCACCCCAAGCATTGATGAGAGAGCCATATATCGACCCAGAATCATCGCCGAGCATACCAACCGGCAATACCGAAGTTGTTGTGGCATCCCCTAATGGGTCGACGTCATGAATGACTAAATCAGCCCTATTCCATTCGGCCCCAGTCTGATCGAGGGCAGCAAGAACCAATGAGGAATTCATGCCCTCTGGGGCAAGTTCAGTCCATGCCCCGGTCTTATGTTCAATACACATCCATGGTTTGAAATCAGACCACTTCCCTGGGTCGATACCTGAATCATCTATCGCATCAGCCCTCTGCGCTCGCCACATAGCGAAGCCCAGCTTGTACGCACCCAGGGTATTGTAATTCTCAGGGATCTTAACGACCATCACCGTATCTAATGCAGTGCCAATATACTCGATGTAATCTACAGAGTAGATGTATCCCGACCTGTAGCTACGGCGATTGTATAGCGACAACGCCCTAGGCAGGTCAATTACAAATATTCCGGGTTCCGCACTCTGATAATCAAGCGTCACTGTGTTCAACTGCGGACGGGCCATCTCCCCTCGAAACCGGAGTATGGCCTATAATGAAACCCTACGGAATCATAAACTAACTTTGTGTCACACCCAACATGCTCGATGTAAAGATGCGACCCAATATACAAGTCAAGAGAGAACTTCCCCCTGAATCAATCTTCTGGGGGAATGACCGCGTCGGCTTCACCTGCGGTCAATGCATAATGCATCACAACAAGAATTGTGACCAAGGTATATGCAAATTCGTGAAAGGCAGGCAGACATCCTGCTTCCCGATCCGCTGCAGAGACTGTAACACCAACTACTGCAAATGGAAGCGTATCCAAGTATGGAAAGAACGGCTAATCGCCCGCTTCGACTACAACCGTCACCGATACATCAGGATGCTGACGATAGGAATCAGCGGTGACAAACTTTACCCCAAGGAAATCCTTGAGGACATGATAGAAACATGGCGTAAAGATCTCACCACGCGCTTCGCCAAACTCAGACGTACCAAATACTGGGACGAGCACGTGGA